TTACGGGGTAATGCCAACCGCTGCCGCCACTTTGTCGCCACTTGGCAGCGTTGCCAGAGGATTGAAACGGAGCGCCGTTTCCAGATGATCCGGTGCCAGATGTGCGTAACGCATCGTCATTTTTATATCGTGATGTCCGAGGATTTTTTGCAAAGCAAGGATATTTCCACCCGACATCATGAAATGCGCCGCAAACGTATGGCGCAGAACGTGTGTCAGTTGACCGCGAGGGAGCACGATAGACGTTTTTTCCATCACGGATAAAAATTGAAAATAGCAGTCTGTGAAGAAATTGAAACCATCAAGCGCCATGATCTCTTCGTAAAGCTCTTTACTGATAGGGATGCTTCTGTTTTTCTTCCCCTTCGTTCTTACAAAGGTAATTCGGTATTTAGTCACCTGTGAACGGGTAAGATTTATTGCTTCTCGCCAGCGTGCGCCTGTGCTTAAGCATATCTTGACTACCAGTGCCAGAATTGGGTCCTGACGTTTGCAATCAGCCAGCAATTCAACAATCTGCTCATGGGTAAGCCATGCCATCTCTTTTTCTGCGATGGTGAATTTTCGCATGTTCTCCAGTGGGTTCGGATACGACCATTCGCCCAGACGGGATAGTTCGCTAAAAACACTACTTAGATAGCTTTGCTCCAGGTTAATGGTGACCGGGCTTGCTCCTTTCTTCCATTTCTCGCTGAAGTAGATCTCGCCTGTCAGTCGTTTATCTCGATAGTGGGCAAACATTTTAGAGGTGAGATCGGTTGCAAGAGGATTGCCCAGAGCGTCAACCATCAACAGCAATTTGTCATAGACATGCTGCCCAGCTGTCAGAGATTTACCATGTAGTTTGAACCATAGCTCAACCACGTCTTTCAGTGTTCGACGATCCACTGATTCACCCAGCCAGGGCTTTGCTTCGGTTTCTTCCATCGTGTGACGCTCAAAAGCCAGTGCTTCGCCTTTGGTGGCGAATTGTTTACGCACACGACGCCCACTTCGTCCGGCGGGGTAACATTCGCAAAGCCATTTTCCTGTGGTGAGTTTTCGTACTGCCATAAAAAAGCCCTCCAGTAGAGAGCATTTTTACTGTATGTATAACCAGTGTCAATGTATGAAATCCTACGACCATACATCTCACTGAAGCCATAATGAAGTTGGCTATTCTTTTTGCTATGTGAGCATGTAACTTTTGCGGTTAACCTGCGGCTCATTTTTATTTTAGACGCAGATATAAAAGCAAAAGTTATCGTGAGTTTTTAGTACAGATTTTTTTGGATTTACTAATAGTTCCATCATTGCAAACGAATTTGCCATCTGAGGTACAGTGAGAAACACCTCCCTTTTTCCCTGAGCAGGGATAATTTCTAGCATAGGTAGCTAGTGGGTTTAATAACAAAGAACATGACAAAACCACAAAAAATACCTTACCAAGCATAGTTTCCTCCCGGTACTATTTAACATATTTGACTGTTAAACTTATAATTTTACCAATTATTTCAATGTCTTCTATCTTACATTCGAAGGCTCTGTTTCCACCCTCGACGAAGATTCTTCCACCGGGTAAACGAGTGATGTCACGGATCGTTATTTCGCCATCAATACTTATTACCCATTTACCATCACGTATATCATCAAAATCTTTATCACAAATAAATTCAGAATTGTTATCTGTGATGACAAAAGGTTTTTTAAACGTAGAGGGTAGAAATTCCTTATCAAAAATATAAAAACCGTCTTCACGCAAGGCACCATCAGATAATACATATTTAGCAACTTCCATAGTATTTGTATTACCTGAAGTTTGCTTTGAACCATGCCCTGTTGTTAGCCAATTAAGCGAGGTGCCCGTTTCAAGGGCGCACTGGATTACCCAATCAGCAGGAAAAGTATCACGCATATATCGTGTGGCTAACGTGCTTTTTGAAATACCAAGGTGATCAGCTAAGGCTTGACGCGTCTTGTAACCGTAAGCCTCAACAATTCGTTCTATTACTGCTTTTCCTCCTTGGGTGAAATTCATGTGGATTTCATTATCGAACAGAATAGGTGAGGAGTGAACTTTATCGCAAAATCCATCTTCGGTTTGTTTTTCAGCATGTTGTTCTAGTGAAGTAGGTGACATTCCTTCTTTAACACCTGAACCAAATGCTAACCATTCAATTGATGCGCCTGTCTCGATCGAGCAGATAACAACCCAATCAGCTGGAAATGTATCGCGGGCATATCTGTTAGCCATCGTGCTTTGGGAAATACCTAGATGATTACAGAATGCCTGGCGTGACTCGAAGCCATAAGCCATGAGGATCCGCTCAATTACTTTCTGACCACCGCGATTCTGTATGACAACGGCTTTCATATCGTCATTGATGTGGCGAAATGTGAATTTTTGAGTTGACATATTCTTTATGCGAACCTATTCTCCGTTTTGTGATGTTGTCGTCACGATTAAAACCAGCTCACCACAAGCTAAAAGGAGATGTTGCATCATGACCCCTAACATTTCAATAACTCTGAATACGCCACACGTCACAATTGAGCGTTATAGCGAACTTACTGGTCTTTCTATCGACACCATCAACGATATGCTGGCTGATGGTCGCATCCCTCGCCATCGCCTTCGGAAAGACAAGAAAAGAGAAAAGGTAATGATCAACCTTGCTGCTCTTACCGTTGATGCACTTACTGATTGCAATGTTGTATTCAACTAGTTCCATTTTGGGATACATCAGGGGTGTCGACTATGTTTGATTACCAAGTTTCCAAACATCCACATTTTGATGAAGCCTGCCGTGCATTTGCACTGCGCCACAATCTGGTGCAACTGGCAGAACGTGCAGGCATGAATGTGCAGATTCTGCGGAACAAGCTGAACCCAGCTCAGCCTCATTTATTAACCGCACCAGAAATCTGGCTGCTTACCGATCTGACTGAGGATTCAACGCTGGTAGATGGTTTTCTGGCACAGATTCATTGTCTGCCATGTGTACCGATTAATGAGGTGGCAAAAGAGAAACTGCCACATTACGTCATGAGTGCAACCGCAGAGATCGGGCGTGTTGCTGCAGGTGCAGTATCTGGCGATGTAAAAACCAGTGCAGGTCGTCGTGATGCTATCAGCAGCATTAACTCTGTAACACGACTGATGGCGCTGGCTGCTGTTTCATTGCAGGCCCGTTTACAGGCTAACCCTGCGATGGCGAGTGCAGTTGATACCGTGACTGGCCTCGGTGCTTCATTCGGTTTGCTGTGAGGTGCTTATGCTGACGAAAGAACCATCATTTGCATCGCTGCTGGTAAAACAAAGCCCGGCAATGCACTACGGTCACGGCTGGATCATGGGTGAGGATGGTAAACGCTGGCATCCATGTCATTCACAAGATGAATTGCTGTCTGAATTGACCACGAGGAAACGGAGAAAGTCCAAATGTATGCGGCAGAAAGTGAAGTGGTTTATCAGTTTCGTTACAGAGGGGAGAGTTATTCAGTACCTGAAGATGATTTGCTCTGTTGTTATCCGTCGTTGTCGGGCGATGGCAGTTACTTTTTCACGCTAAAGGATGGGACGTTTTTACGGGGAGAGCAGGTTAAAGAGACGGTACGAAAAAATGTATCTCCCCTTGAGCTTTACCGTAAGAACAAAGAACGATAGTTGCGTTTTGGGGATATGAATTATGGCAATTAATGGCGCTGCGGCGACTGTTCCATTAAGCCCCGGTGAACGCCTGAATGGACTTAACCACATTGCGGAGTTAAGGGCGAAAGTATTTGGCCTGAATATTGAGTCAGAGCTTGAGCGGTTTATTAAAGATATGCGTGATCCACGGGATATCAATAACGAACAAAATAAACGAGCACTGGCTGCTATATTCTTTATGGCAAAAATTCCAGCTGAACGTCATAGCATCAGCATTAATGAGCTGACCACTGACGAAAAGCGGGAGTTGATTAAAGCAATGAATCATTTTCGTGCAGTGGTGAGCTTATTTCCCAGACGGCTAACCATGCCGAATTAACCAACTAATGAAATTAATGGCGTAAACCCGCCGGGAATCCCTTTATCTAAATTCAGGAGAATTGATTATGCGTAATATTGAAACCCTCACGACCAAAACCGGACCGGATGACGCAGGGCTTAATATTTTACTGACAGAGGCTCGTCTGGAAGAGCGCCGGGCAAGGGCTGAAGCAATGGCAGCTCGCCTTGATAGCCTGGCGTGTCATATCACATCTCGCCAGCTAAACCACGTCGAAGCAGCAGAACTGCTGCGTGTGACCGCTGAAGCAATCCAGAACGAAGCGCAGGAGATCCACTGATGGCTGATGCAATGGATCTCGTACAGCAGCGAGTTGAAGAAGAACGCCAACGTCATATCCGTGCTGCCCGTGCCAAAACGCCGGGTGTGTCCCGCGTGCTTTGCGTTGAGTGTGAAGCGCCAATTCCGCCAGCACGCCGTCGTGCCATTCCGGGTGTGCAGCTTTGCATTACCTGTCAGGAAATCGCAGAGCTGAAAGGCAAACATTACAACGGAGGTGCTGTATGAGCACCATCCTGAAATGGGCGGGAAATAAAACCGCCATAATGTCCGAACTGACAAAGCATCTTCCTGCTGGCCCGCGACTGGTTGAACCTTTCGCGGGTTCCTGTGCAGTGATGATGGAGACGGATTACCCCAGCTATCTTGTTGCGGATATTAATCCTGATTTAATCAACCTCTATAAAAAGGTTGCTGCTGATTGTGAGGCGTTTATATCTCGTGCCAGAGCTTTATTTGAGGAAGCAAACAGGGAGGTGGCTTATTACAACATAAGGCAGGAGTTTAATTACTCCACTGAAATTACTGATTTCATGAAAGCGGTATATTTTCTGTATCTCAATCGACATGGTTACCGTGGGTTATGTCGCTATAACAAGAGCGGGCATTTCAACATTCCCTACGGTAATTATAAAAATCCGTATTTCCCTGAAAAAGAAATTCGCGCATTTGCAGAAAAGGCCCAGCGAGCAACGTTTATCTGCGCCAGCTTTGATGAAACGCTGGCGATGTTGAAGGCGGGGGATGTGGTGTATTGCGATCCGCCGTATGACGGTACGTTTTCCGGCTATCACACTGACGGCTTCACTGAAGATGACCAGTATCACCTGGCATCTGTTCTTGAACATCGGTCATCAGAAGGACATCCGGTCATTGTTTCTAACAGTGACACATCCCTGATCCGTTCGCTGTATCGCAATTTTACTCACCACTACATCAAGGCAAAACGCAGCATCGGTGTGGCAGCTGGCGAGGGTAAATCAGCAACAGAAATCATTGCTGTTTCCGGGCCGCGCTGCTGGGTGGGATTTGATTATTCGCGTGGCGTGGACAGTTCTGCCGTGTACGGAGTTCGTGCATGAGTCATGCCGATATGAACAACTGCTGCGGCTTTAACGAGGCTGCCGCAGCATTCTCATGGAACAGCCCGAAAAAGGCCATTAACCCTTATCTGGACCCGGCGGAAGTTGCGCCGGTTTCTGCGCTTTCAAACCTGATCACTCTGTACGCTACCGATAACGAGCAGGAACAACTGCGCCGCGAGGCACTGAGTGATCAGGTCTGGGAGCGTTATTTCTTTAATGAATCCCGTGATCCTGTCCAGCGCGAAATGGAGCAGGATAAGCTCATTAGCCAGGCAAAGTTGGCGCATGAGCAGCAGCGTTTTAACCCGGACATGGTCATTCTGGCTGACGTCAACGCCCAGCCTTCCCATATCAGCAAGCCGCTGATGCAACGTATTGAATATTTCAGCAGCTTGGGCAGGCCAAAGGCTTATTCCCGCTATTTGCGTGAGACGATTAAGCCATGTCTGGAACGACTGGAGCATGTACGCGACAGCCAGCTATCTGCATCTTTTCGTTTTATGGCAAGCCATGAAGGGCTGGACGGTCTGCTGATCCTGCCTGAAATGAGTCAGGATCAGGTGAAACGCCTGTCTACCCTTGTCGCTGCGCATATGAGCATGTGTCTTGATGCCGCTTGTGGTGATTTGTACGCCTCCGATGATGTTAAGCCAGAAGAAATCCGCAAGACATGGGAAAAGGTGGCTGCAGAAAGCCTGCGACTGGATGTCATACCGCCTGCGTTTGAGCAACTCCGCCGGAAAAGAAACCGCCGCAAACCTGTGCCTTATGAACTCATTCCGGGTTCGCTGGCGCGTATGCTGTGCGCAGACTGGTGGTATCGGAAATTATGGAAGATGCGTTGCGAATGGCGGGAAGAGCAGTTGCGTGCTGTCTGCCTGGTCAGCAAAAAAGCATCTCCCTATGTCAGCTATGAAGCCGTGATGCATAAACGTGAGCAGCGCCGTAAGTCGCTGGAGTTTTTCCGTTCTCATGAACTGGTGAACGAAGACGGCGACACGCTGAACATGGAGGATGTGGTAAACGCCAGCAGCAGCAACCCGGCGCATCGCCGCAACGAGATGATGGCCTGTGTTAAAGGCCTGGAGCTTATCGCGGAAATGCGTGGTGACTGCGCCGTTTTCTACACCATCACCTGTCCGTCACGTTTCCATTCCACGCTAAATAACGGCAGGCCAAACCCGACCTGGACCAACGCGACAGTAAGACAAAGCAGCGATTATCTGGTCGGCATGTTTGCTGCATTTCGTAAGGCTATGCACAAAGCCGGGTTGCGCTGGTATGGCGTGCGGGTGGCTGAGCCGCATCATGACGGCACAGTTCACTGGCACCTGTTGTGTTTCATGCGCAAAAAAGACCGCCGCGCCATTACTGCATTACTGCGTAAGTTTGCCATCCGTGAAGACCGTGAGGAGCTGGGCAATAACACGGGGCCACGCTTTAAGTCTGAGCTGATAAACCCGCGCAAAGGAACGCCGACAAGCTACATTGCGAAATATATCAGTAAGAATATTGACGGGCGTGGTCTGGCTGGCGAGATCAGTAAGGAAACGGGTAAATCCCTGCGTGATAACGCTGAATATGTTAATGCCTGGGCGTCTCTGCATCGTGTTCAGCAATTCCGCTTCTTTGGCATTCCGGGGCGTCAGGCTTACCGTGAACTGCGATTGCTGGCTGGTCAGGCGGCAAGGCAACAGGGTGACAAAAAAGCAGGTGCGCCGGTACTGGATAACCCGCGCCTTGATGCCATCCTGGCTGCTGCTGATGCTGGTTGTTTTGCCACCTACATCATGAAACAGGGCGGCGTACTGGTTCCCCGCAAATATCACCTCATCAGAACCGCTTATGAAATCAACGAAGAGCCAACCGCCTATGGCGATCACGGTATTCGTATTTATGGCATCTGGTCACCCATTGCAGAGGGCAAGATCTGCACTCATGCAGTGAAGTGGAAAATGGTTCGTAAGGCCGTTGACGTTCAGGAGGCGGCAGCCGACCAGGGCGCTTGCGCCCCTTGGACTCGTGGCAATAACTGTCCCCTTGCTGAAAATTTGAACCAACAGGAGAAAGATAAATCAGCTGATGGGGACACCAGAACGGACATTACCCGCATGGATGACAAGGAGTTGCACGATTACCTGCACAGTATGAGCAAAAAAGAGCGCCGGGAACTGGCAGCAAGGTTACGCCTGGTTAAACCGAAACGGCGTAAAGACTACAAACAGCGAATTACAGACCATCAGCGACTGCAGCTCGTCTATGAGCTGAAGTCCAGAGGATTTGATGGCAGCGAGAAAGAGGTCGATTTACTCCTTCGCGGCGGCAGTATTCCATCAGGAGCAGGCTTGCGTATCTTCTATCGGAACCAGCGTTTGTGGGAAGATGATAAGTGGCGGAACCTGTATTAATTACGCGGATTAACAATTCGTGCTCTTAATAATACCAGGCATATCAGGCTGATGAACGTAAAAAAACGTTTTACATCAGTAAGATTATTATATACTGTAAATATAAACAGTGGTTATGCATACAGTATTGCTTGTGGTGTCATAGGAGGAAAAATGCAGGACTATTTTTTGGAGTCTTTGAAGCTCCAGCGCATTGATTTTTTTCTTAAGCTTGTAGCGGCTAGTGAGTGTAGTGATGAAGAGAAGGGGCTGGCTCTGCAGTGGGTTTCAGAGCTGACTGATGAGTTGATGGCGAAAATTCGTGCCCATGAATATAACCGTGTAATGGATCTTCTCGGTTAGCAGCAGGGGCGTTGCTGGCGTGAGAACTAGATTCTCGCGTCAGCAAGGTCAACTAAGGATTGAAACAGAAAGCCCTTGAAAACAGTAGCAAGTTGCCTATTATCTACGCTGTATTTAATCGATGTCATTGGCTGTAATACCTTAAGTGATATTGAAAGGCGGTGTGGGGAATGGATCTGGCTAAAGTTGAAGAACGCGTCCGAAGAGTCATAGGGACAATGGAGTCTGCCGAGCTTGATGAATATTTTTGGGGTAAGCGCTCGGGTTTGGGAGACTCATTACCTCCGTATTATCTCGTTTATTTTCTTTTGGTAGATTTACTGAAATTTAAAAATCGTGGGGTTGATGAGAAGATTTCTTTTTCTATCCCAGTCCGGATTGATGGGACTGTCGTAATTATAGAACATCGTAAACTTGGTTTAGATATATTTATCAAGAGTGATGATGATATAGAGCAAGCTAAAACTGTTTTGAGACATATTTGCGCAGGGGTTAAAGCTGCTACGAATTTTTTTGACTCGCTTGCAGACAATGCAGCAAAGACTTCAAATCTAAATGTTAATAACAATGCTAATTCTCTTTATGATAGGTTTTGCTATTTTTTAGAGCTATATAAACAGAAGCTTGATGAAGTTGCTGCTGGCCAAGAGTCTAAACTGGAAGTTGATAGTGAGTTTAAGTCTGATAATTTTTTCAGCCTGTTACAATCCACTTTTGAACAATCAAATAAGATAATTGAACTCCGAAGAGAGGCTATGTGGTTAGCAACGTCTGCAATTGAGTCATTTTTCAATTGGACCGAGCATGTTTTCATTCTTATTGCAATCTTGAAGGGTGAGATAAAAAATGGGAATGATGTGGCTGATAAAGTTGGAAAAGAATGGGGGGAGAAATTCAAATTAGCCATTGATATTAACTCTTCCAGTCTAAAATTGTTCTATGATCGTTTACTTATACTCAGAAAACAGGTGCGTAATTTTGTAGCCCATGGCGCCTTCGGTAAGGATGGGCAAGCATTGGAATTTCACTCAAGTGTAGGGGCTGTGCCACTATTGCTGCCTCATCGAGAAAATAAAGAACGTTTCAAGTTTGGAAATGGTGTGCATTTTTTGGCACCTGAAGCAATGCAATTAATTAACGATTTTCTTGAAAATTTGTGGCAGGGAAAACTGTCCCCAGCAAAAATTTATATTGAATCTGGATGTCCTTTAATACTATCTTACGTAACTAATGGAACCTATGCGGAGGCGATGAAATCAGAAAGGAATATGGACTTATTTGTTAATTACTTAACTCGTGAGATGGATAATGCCGCAAACATGGATTGGTAAACTCTAGGTGTGGGTTACAAACACACAAAAAATCTTCCTGAGTTAGGTGTTATCCCAACCCAAGGCTGTGTCAGGAAAACTTCATATGGCGCATGAGATCGCATGATAGTATGACGATCGTTTTCGCTGATGCCAGCCAGAACTGGCGTGCTTTTGCTTATGTCATGCAGGTGCATGAAAACCACTATATAAAGTGGGCAGGCGTGGCGGGGATACGATTGCGCGCAGAAGATTATTATTGGTACACTGTCGGTGACTCTCTACGCAGATCTTACACATTAATTTCTAATGGGGCATGCTATGATCTTTCTAAGTCATAATCACCGTGACAAAAGGTTTGTAAGTGTTATAGCGGAAAAACTAGCAGATGTTTATGGGCGTGATAACGTATTCTACGATTCTTGGTCTATCCAACCCGGAGAGGGTATTATTGACAAGATGAATTTAGGAATGGAGAATGTATCGTTCTTTTTCTTTTTTGTCACAGAAAATAGTTTGGCAAGTAACATGGTAAAAATGGAATGGCAAAATGCTTTAATTAAGGCATCGTCCGGGAAGTGTAAATTTATACCAATACGTTGCCAGAATATATCCTTGCCTGCTCTGCTTACTCAAACGCTATATATTGATCTTTATTCGTATGGGATCGATGTGGCAATAAGACAAATTATAGATGTCATTAATCAACAAAATACGTATATTCCTAATCCTGAGAAGTATTCAAACCTCTCCTATGATATTAAGGATGGTGATGGGGGTAAGATAGTGAAATTATCAGCAATGGATTTTTTAGAACCAATTGCTGATTTTATGATGATTATGGATAATACAATTAAGCATGATGATGTTGTTGTTATGGTCAATGGAGAAAGCACATTCACTCAGGGGTTTATTGAAAATGCATCTTTAGAAAATGGTATGAAAGTAAGTGGTGCCACTGTTGGCCTAAATCGGGGGTTAACACCAACGATGCCAATGTATGTTTCTCTTAGGTTAAAGGATGGTTCACCTTTGAATATATTTGCGGTGCTACATCGAGTAAGTACCGAGCGTTATGCTCCTATACCACATAAAGCCGATGATGCCTTTAGAGTAAAATAAAAAGCAATATGGTGGCTATATAATTAAGGCCACCAATTTATATCTCATAAACAATAGGATGAAAATGCAATAACTTTCTCACCCAGCCAATGGTTTAACTCCTCCATGCGTTTCTGTAATGGCAAAAGTTCATTGCGCACAAACACATTTGCGGCCTTCTCCACATCCCCAAACCCTCCAACATTATTAGGCATAATCCCCATCATTTGCGGCGGCACGCGGTGCGCAGCCATCATGTCATCGCGGCTCACGTTCTTGATATTCAAAAACTCATCCTTCGCCGCCACCTCTGACAACGGGATAATCTGAAGCCCGTCCTTTTTGCCGTTAGGCGAGTACATAAACAGGTTGCGGAAGTTACCCGGACCTTTGGCACTTTTCATTGCATTGCGGAGGTTGTTCACGTCCTCCTGGTTCTGCGCAGCATCGGTCATGTACATGATGAAGCCTGCATGACTACCGTTAATGTAATACTTGCGGCGGAACAGCGTGGCGGACTCATTGAGCAGGGCGGACGGAATGGCAGAAAGATAGCCGGGCAGGCCGTAGATCTCCTGGTTAATGTCCGGTTCCATCAGATGAAAAATGCTGCCTTTCGTGAACTGATACGGCTGGGTTGTCATACCGTATTGCACAAACCAGTAGGTATCCAGGTCTAACCCGCGTCGGGTGTATTTTGCCAGAGCAGGCTCAAGGGCGATAACTTCACCGAAGCGGTTCGTGCGTTTCTCCAGGTAGGCGTTACCAAATACCAGATAGTCCTGCACAAAACGTGAAAAAGCCTGCTGGCTGAGCAGCGGGTGAGGGATGTAGGTACTGGTCAGAATGTTGCATTTCACCGCAATTGGTGAACTGTGATGCACGGCGGCGCGGAAGGTGCGCGCCAGTCCGTCAAAGCTTACTGGCGGCTCATACCAGCGATCTGTCTGTACGCATTCCACATAGTCCAGCAGTTCTCGGCGGTCCAGAACAGGAACGGGATCGCCGAAGCTGAATGCTTCGGCTGTAGTTTGACTTTTAAGCTGGATCTGTTTCGTCGCCGCAGCGCGGTTCTTCTTACTCTTTCCCATCAAAAAATCTCCACAATATTGCTGGTATTGGCGGACTCGCCTTGCAGCGGTTCGTTAAACAGTGCGTGCATCGTTGCCCAGGCCAGATCCGCATGGCTGGCTTCTTCGCTGCGGCTGGCTTCATAGGTCGGGCGGTTGCCACTGGCGGTGGTGGAGCGACGGATTGCCATAAAGGACTGCGCTATGTCGGTGTGTCCGGCGTCAAACTCCAGACGGCGGTGGCTGATAATGTCGTAGGCCTTGAGTACCAGGGCGTTTTTAACGTTGGGGTTGTAGACAAACTCCCGGACGGCAGGAAAGAATGCTTTCACGTTCTCGTAAACCCCGTGGCCGACGCCAGTTGAGTCGATGCCGATGTATGTCACGTTGTACTGTTCGGTCAGTTTTTTGATGGCGTCAGCCTGGGCGCGGAAGTCCATCCCGCGCCACTGGTGACGCTCAAGAATGCGGAACTTACCGCCCGGCACGGCTGGCGGTGCCACCACCACGCACCCGGCGCTGTCGCCGTTCTGCGTACCTTTTGCCGGGTCATAACCGATCCACACCTCGCGCCAGCCAAACGGGCGCAGCGCCAGTGCATGAAAGTCGGTCCAGACTTCCCAGCTGTCCACCATGCACGCCTGCAGCTCGCTGAGCGGGAACACGGACGCGAGATCGTCCACAAACTCGCACATCAGCAGGTTCTGGTATTCGTCCGGGCTGTACTCCATGCGCAACTGGTCAAGGTCGAACAGGTTACAGCCGCCGCGCACCGCATCTTCCACGGTGACTATCTGGCGGTACTGCCCGTCTGCGCACAGCAGGCCGGGGGCCAGATTGCGGTGGGACAGGTCGATGTCCACCTTATCGGCTTTGTTGCGCCCTCGGTTGAACAGCGCACCGGACCAGAACGGATAAGCACTGTGTGTCAGGCTGGATGGCGTGGAAAAATAGGTTTGTCGCCATTTTTTGTGAATAGCCATACCGGAAGCCACTTTGCGCAGCTCCTGGAATTTCGGTATCCAGAAATATTCATCCAGATACAGGTTGCCGTGGTAACTCTGGGCCGTGCGGGCATTGGTGCCGAGGAAGTAAAGCGTGGCCCCGTTAGGAAGCACCATCGGATCGCCTTTCAGCTCCACCTCCACTTCTTTGGCGAAGTCGATGATGTACTGCTTAAAGACGTGGGCCTGTGCCTTACTGGCGGAAAGGAAAATCTGGTTACGCCCGGTAAGCAGGGCGTCAATCAGGGCTTCACGGGCAAAGTAAAAGGTCGCGCCGATCTGGCGTGACTTCAGCAGATTGCGGATGCGGTTGGTTTTTCCGGCTTCCCACCAGTGGCGCTGGTAGTTGAACATGGAGGAATGGAAGATTTCTTCCAGCTTCTCAATCTGCTCATCGGTGAAAACATTCTTTTCCGGCTGACGGCGTGGGCCTTTGTTGCGGTTGGCGACGTTTGGGTTTAAGTCGGCTTCGTTGCCGCCATTGTTAAACTTGCCGATCCGCGCGTGGCGCTCCGACTGGCGCGCCAGCAGGTCAATCTCTTTGAAATCTTTCCCTTCTTTGTGCTCCTTCATGATGAGCTGGCAGTAGCGTGCGGCGGTGGTGAGCTGCATCTGATCCAGCGGCCCATAGTCACCCCACTTGTCGCGTTTTTTCCAGCTGTGAACGGTTGCAACTTTCTCGCCCAGCATTTCAGCTATGCGGGCTACGCGGTATCCCTGAAAGTACAGCAGCATGGCCTGCCGACGGGGATCGAGATCTGCGGGTGTCAGTGTGGTGTTCATGGCACAAACCTACAGCCTTGAATGAAGGCTTTCCCCGCCTGTGGTTTGTGTGGTTGTCGGTACAAATACCGCGCATTGTTTCACTGCCCCCATCACCGCAACCATAAGGCTCCAGTAAGTTTTTTCTAACGGAGCACGGCTCATGACAGTGAAAGCAAAGCGTTTTCGCATCGGGGTGGAAGGTGCCACCACCGACGGACGCGAAATCCAGCGTGAATGGCTGGAACAGATGGCAGCCAGCTACAACCCGGCGGTGTACACCGCGCTGATTAACCTTGAGCACATCAAGTCTTATCTGCCGGACAGCACCTTTAACCGCTACGGCAAGGTGACGGCGCTGTTTGCTGAAGAAATCACGGAAGGTCCGCTGGCGGGCAAGATGGCGCTGTATGCCGACGTTGAGCCAACGGAATCCCTGGTGGAACTGGTGAAAAAAGGCCAGAAATTATTCACCTCTATGGAAGTCAGCCCGAAGTTCGCTGATACGGGCAAAGCCTACCTGGTCGGGCTGGCTGCCACTGATGATCCTGCCAGTCTGGGTACGGAAATGCTGACATTCAGCGCCAGTGCAGCCCATAACCCGCTGGCAAACCGCAAGCAGAATCCTGCCAATCTCTTTACCGCCGCAGAGGAAACGGTGATCGAACTGGAAGAAATCCAGGAGGACAAGCCGTCCCTGTTTGCCCGCGTCACGGCGCTGTTCACCAAAAAAGAGCAGTCCGACGATGCCCGGTTCTCTGATGTGCATAAGGCCGTGGAGCTGGTCGCCACTGAGCAGCAAAACCTGAGCGCACGCACCGAAAAATCCCTGTCTGAGCAGGAAGAACGCCTGTCTGAGCTGGAGACAGCCCTGCAGTCACAGCTGACCGCCTTTAACGAACTGGTGGACAAGCTGAGCCATGAAGACAGCCGCCAGGACTACCGCCAGCGTGCAACGGGCGGTAACGCCCCCGCTGACACTCTGACCAATTGCTGATGGAGCACAAAACCTGATGAAGAAGAATACCCGTTTTGCTTTTAACGCTTACCTGCAGCAGCTGGCGCGTCTGAACGGTGTGGCAGTTGAAGAACTGTCCAGCAAGTTCACCGTGGAGCCGTCTGTACAGCAGACGCTGGAAGACCAGATCCAGCAGTCCGCCGCTTTCCTGACGCTGATTAACGTCACGCCAGTGACTGAGCAGTCCGGTCAGCTGCTGGGGCTGGGTGTTGGCAGCACCATTGCCGGAACCACTGACACCACCGCGAAAGAGCGTGAACCTGTCGATCCGACGCTGATGGTCGATGTGGAATACAAATGCGAACAGACCAACTTTGACACAGTGCTGACCTACGCGAAGCTGGACCTGTGGGCGAAGTTTCAGGATTTCCAGGTGCGTATCCGTAACGCCATCGTGAAACGTCAGGCACTGGACCGCATCATGATCGGCTTTAACGGCGTGAAGCGTGCGAAAACCTCCAACCGCAGCGAAAACCCGCTGCTGCAGGATGTGAACAAAGGCTGGCTGCAGAAAATCCGTGAGGATGCACCGGATCACGTCATGGGCAGCACCACCACGGGCGGGGAAACCACTCCGGGCGCGGTGAAAGTCGGGAAAGGTGGCGAATATGCCAACCTGGACGCCGTAGTGATGGATGCCGTCAATGAGCTTATCGATGTGGTCTACCAGGACGATGACGATCTGGTGGTGATTTGCGGTCGTGAACTGCTGTCTGACAAGTATTTCCCGCTGGTCAACAAAGAGCAGGAAAACAGTGAAAAACTGGCTGCCGATATGATCATCAGTCAGAAACGCATGGGTGGCCTGCAGGCCGTACGTGCGCCGTTCTTCCCGCCGAATGCGCTGCTGATCACCCGTCTGGATAACCTGTCCATCTACTGGCAGGAAGACACCCGCCGCCGTTCGGTTATCGACAACCCGAAACGTGACCGGATTGAAAATTTTGAATCCGTTAACGAAGCCTACGTGGTTGAGGACTACCGCTGCGCCGCACTGGTGGAAAACATCCAGATTGGCGACTTCAGCGCCGCCGCAGCAGAAGCTGGAGCGTAAACCATGAGCCTGAGTCCCGCACGGCAGCATCGCCTGCGCGTTCAGGCTGAACAGGCCGCCCGCGAGGGCGGCAGCGTTCGCCACGCGTCGGGCTATGACCTGATGCTGCTGCAACTGGCGGAAGACCGCCGCCGTCTCAAGGGCGTTCAGTCCACGGTCAAAAAAGCGGAAATCAAGGTGGAGCTGCTGCCGAAGTACGCTGCCTGGGCGGAGGGTGTCCTGGCTGCCGGAGGCGCTCAACAGGATGACGTGCTGATGTACGTGATGCTGTGGCGCATTGATGCCGGAGATTATGCCGGGGCGCTGGAGATCGGGCGTCATGCCCTGCGTCATGGCTGGGTGATGCCGCTGGGTAACCGCAACGTGCAGACCGTGCTGGCAGAGGAAATGGCAGACGCCGCGCAGAGCGCAATGCTTGCCGCCATCGGCTTTGATGCCGATCTGTTGCTGCAGACACTGGAGCTGACAGACGGTCTGGATATGCCGGACCAGTCACGGGCGCGTCTGCATAAAGCGATTGGCGCTGTCCTGAGTGAAAGCAATCCGGCTTCCGCCCTTAATCATCTCAACCATGCGTTACAGCTCGATCCCCGCTGTGGCGTGAAAAAAGACAAACAGCAGCTGGAGCGCAGACTGCGCAATGACAGCCGCTGACAGAACGTGCCCCCGCGCACGGGCGGCACGGGGTGGCGAAAGGCATAGCCACATCAAAACCCCGTCCACCGCCCTCTATTTCAGGAGGAAGCAGCATGAAGTTTGTTGCGCCAGAACAGGCACCGGAACAGGCGGAAATCATCAGAAATACGCCGTTCTGGCCTGATGTGGACCTGTCGGAGTTTCGCAGCGTGATGCGCACTGACGGCACGGTGACGCAGCCGCGTTTAAAGCAGGTTGCGCTGTCGGCAATTTCGGAGGTCAACGCAGAGCTGTATGAGTTTCGCAGACGCCAGCAGATGCTGGGATATGTCTCGCTGGCAGAGGTTCCTGCAGAACAGCTGGACGGGAAAAGTGAGCGCATTCAGCACTATTTCAACGCGGTTTACTGCTGGGCACGCGCCATGCTCAACGAACGTTACCAGGACTATGACGCCACGGCATCCGGTGTGAAGCGGGGCGAGGAACTGGCGGAAGCCAGCGGTGATTTATGGCGTGACGCCCGCTGGGCCATCAGCCGGGTGCAGGACGCGCCGCACTGCACAGTGGAGCTTATCTGATGAAAGTGCGTGCGCATCAGTATGACACGGTGGACGCGCTTTGCTGGCGTCATTACGGGCGCACGCAGGGTGTCACGGAGCAGGTACTGAAGGCAAATCCGGGGCTTGCCGAATACGGCCCCTTTTTACCTCACGGGCTGCAGGTGGAGCTGCCGGACATTCCGACCACCACCACCGTGCAGACCGTCCAGCTATGGGACTGAATTATGACGCTTGAGCGAATCAGCGCCTTTATCACGTATTGCATCGCCGTCGTGCTGGCCTGGCTGGGCGATTTGTCCATCAAGGATGCCTCAACGCTGGGCGGCCTGATGATCGGTGTGCTGATGCTGGCTATCAACTGGTACTACAAACACAAAGCCTACCAGCTTCTGCGCGACGGGCAGATCACGCGGGAGGACTATGAATCCATCAATCGTTAAACGCTGCCTTGTCGGGACCGTGCTGGCTATTGCTGCCACGCTGCCGGGTTTTCAGCAGCTTCACACCTCCGTGGAGGGGCTGAAACTGATTGCCGATTACGAAGGCTGTCGTCTGCAGCCGTATCAGTGCAGCGCGGGTGTCTGGACCGACGGCATTGGTAATACGTCGGGCGTCATTCCCGGCAAAACCATTACGGAGCGACAGGCAGCGGAAGGGCTGATCTCCAACGTGCTGCGTGTGGAGCGGGCGCTGGAAAGGTGTGTGAAGCAACAGCCGCCGCAGAAGGTGTATGACGCGGTGGTGTCGTTTGCCTTCAACGTGGGAACGGGCAATGCCTGCAGTTCCACGCTGGTGAAATTACTCAATCAGCGGCGCTGGGCGGATGCGTGCCGACAGTTGCCGCGCTGGGTTTATGTAAAAGGTGTGTTTAATCAGGGGCTGGATAACCGCCGTGCGCGGGAGATGGCCTGGTGTTTACAGGGAGCAAACTGAAATGAAAAAGAAATTAATCAGCGGACTGTTTCTGATGTTATGGATGGCGCTGTTAATCGCAGCAATGGTGTATCCGCAGGGGATTTTTCCGGTACTGGCAGCATCTGGTGTCTGGGTAGCCTGTCTGCTGACATGGGTGGTAATTCCGGTAGCACTGGCTGCGTTAATTAAGAATGGCTCGCTCTGGCAGGAGTTGAGGGCATCTTTGCTGAAGACAATTACCCGAAAAGAAAACGTATTTATCAGCTGGGTGATGCGATTGCTGATTGTCGTAAGTCTCGCCTGGACGGGGTGGGCTATTACCCTGGTCTTTTATCTGCTGACCGTTATTGCCTTCTGGATCACCCGTAATCAGATGGCGCAACAGGTAGCAGCATGAACCGGTTGCTGCTGGTTGTGCTGGCGTTATTACTGGCGGCGCTGGGCTGGCAGACGTGGCGGCTGGCTGATGCCAGCCAGACCATCAGCACGCAGGCAGACGAGCTGCAGCGCCAAAGCCAGGCACTGGCAAAGAGCAACAGCCAGCTTATCAGCCTGTCCATTCTGACTGAAACCAATAACCGGGAGCAGGCGCGGCTCTATGCCGACGCAGAACAGACCAGCGCACTGCTGAGACAACGACAACGCCGGATGGAGGAACTGAAACGTGAGAACGAGGATTTACGCCGCTGGGCTGATACTCCTTTGCCTGCTGACATTATCCGGCTGCGGGAACGTCCGGCACTCACCGGAGGTGCAGCTTACCGTCAGTGGTTGTCCGCGAGTGACGCCGTGTCGGCTGGATCAGGCAACGCCGCGCACTAATGGTGATCTGAACGCGTTGCTGGATGAAACGGAGGCCGCCTGGGCGGTCTGTGCAGACAAAGTGGACATGATTATTGCGTGTCAGGAGCGAAACAGTGAACAAACCACAATCCCTGCGCCACGCCCTCAATAAAGCGGTGCCTTATGTCCGCAATAACCCGGACAAACTGCATCTGTTTGTGGATAACGGTTCGCTGGTTGCCACGGGGGCCAGCTCTATGTCGTGGGAGTACCGTTACACCCTGAACGCGGTGATTGAGGATTTCAGCGGCGACCAGAATCTGCTGATGGCCCCGGTTTTGCTGTGGCTGAGGGATAACCAGCCCGATGCCATCAATAACCCGGCGTTACGGAAAAAACTATTCACCTTTGAGGTGGATATTCTGCGCAACGATGTCTGTGATATCAGCCTGAACCTGCAACTGACGGAGCGTGTGCTGGTCAGCACTGACGGTAGTGTGTCGAGCGTTGAAGCTATAGCGGAACCTGATGAACCTGAAGAAATGTGGACGGTGAAACGTGGCTGAACTGCAGAAAGTGGACGACTGGCTGAGTGCCTTGCTGGCGAATCTGGAACCAGCCGCCAGAAGCCGCATGATGCGCCAGCTGGCGCAGGAACTGCGCCGGACACAGCAGCAGAACATCAGGATGCAACTCAATCCTGATGGCAGCAGCTATGAACCGAGGCGAGTAACAGCACGCAGTAAAAAAGGCCGTATCAAACGGCAGATGTTTACAAAACTTCGCACCACAAAATACCTGAAAACCGCCGCCAGCGAGGATTCTGCCAGCGTGCAGTTTGAAGGTAAGGTGCAGCGCATTGCCCGCGTTCACCATTATGGCCTGCGTGATCGCGTCAGCCGCAAAGGACCGGAGGTCCGTTACGCAGAGCGTCGCCTTCTGGGCGTAAATGATGATGTTGAGGCAATGACCCGCGACATGATTCTGCAATGGTTGGCGGGGTGATTTTTGTACCAGCACTGATACAAGTTGCAGCACTGCCGCCTTTCTTCCCCTGATGGCAACCTTTCCCTATGAACGCACAATTAACCGAAATCATGCGCCTTATCACCAACCTGATCCGCACAGGTGTAGTCACCGAAGTGGACCGGGAAAACTGGCTTTGCCGGGTGAAAACAGGCGAGCTTGAAACCAACTGGATTAGCTGGCTGACGCTGCGTGCCGGGAATGCCCGGACATGGTGGCGACCATCGGAAGGTGAGCAGGTGGTGCTGCTGAGTCTGGGCGGTAATCTGGAAACAGCTTTTGCGCTGCCCGCCATCTATTCGAATCAGTTCGCACCACCGTCGACGTCGGCGGACGCCTGCGTGACAGAACATCCTGACGGTGGCTGGTTTGAATACGAACCCGCCACCGGGCGCTGGTATGTCAGGGGCATCAAATCCATGGTCATTGAGGCTGTCGACAACATCACCATGAAAACCAGTGAGTTTGTACTGGAGGCTGACCGCACGCGCATTAACAGCGAAGTGGTGATCAATGGTGGCGTTACCCAGGGCGGCGGAGCGATGAATTCTAACGGGATTGTGGTTGATGCGCATCAGCATACTGGCGTCCTGAAAGGCGGCGACACAACCGGAGGTCCGGTATGACGCTTTATAGCGGGATGAACAATACCAGCGGCAAAGCCATTACTGATATTGACCATCTGCGCCAGTCGGTTCGGGACATTCTGCTGACACCGCAGGGTAGCCGTATTGCCCGTCGGGAATATGGTTCCCTGCTGTCGGCACTGATAGACCAGCCACAAAATCCGGCATTACGCCTGCAGGTCATGTCGGCAGTGTATGTGGCGCTGAGTCGCTGGGAGCCACGGCTGACGCTGGATTCCATCACCATTAACAGCAATTTTGACGGTTCAATGGTGGTGGAGCTGACCGGGCGGCGTAATAACGGTGTGCCTGTTTCCCTTTCCGTATCAACAGGAGCAGAGAATGGCAGTGATTGACCTTTCGCAGTTGCCTGCGCCGCAGATTGTGGATGTGCCGGACTTTGAGACGCTGCTTGCCGAACGCAAGGCCGAATTTGTGGCGCTTCATCCGAAAGATGAGCAGGAAGCAGTGATCCGCACGCTGGAACTGGAATCTGAACCCGTTACCAAATTGTTGCAGGAGAATGCTTACCGTGAGTTGCTTCTGCGCCAGCGCATTAACGAAGCCGCGCATGCTGTGATGGTGGCTTACGCGATGGGCGGCGATCTTGACCAGCTCGCTGCCAACTACAACGTGAAACGCCTGACGGTGACGCCTGCTGATAATGACGCTGTGCCACCCGTTGCGGCTGTGATGGAAAGCGATGAAGCGTTACGCCTGCGTGTGCCTGCGGCTTTTGAAGGGCTTTCGGTTGCGGGGCCAACCGCAGCTTATGAATTTCATGCCCGAAGCGCCGACGGTCGGGTGGCGGATGCCAGTGCAACCAGCCCGGCACCTGCAGAGGTGGTACTGACTGTCCTTAGCCGCGAAGGCGACGGAACAGCAGAAAAAGACCTGCTGGATGTGGTGGAGAACGCCCTGAACAGTGAGAACGTCCGCCCGGTGGCTGACCGTCTGACGGTTCGCAGCGCAGAAATCATACCGTACCGCGTGGAAGCCACCATTTTTCTCTATCCGGGGCCGGAAGCAGAGCCGGTAATGGCAGCGGCAAAAGCCAGCCTGCAGAAGTACATCGCCAGTCAGACGCGGCTTGGTCGGGATATTCGCCGTAGCGCCATCTTTGCCGCCCTGCATGTTGAGGGTGTGCAGCGTGTGGAGCTGGCTTCGCCGCTGGCGGATGTGGTTTTGAACAAAACGCAGGCGGCATCATGTACGGAGTGGAGCGTGACCAACGGGGGAACGGATGAATAGTCTGCTGCCATCGGGGTCAACTTCACTGGAGCGCCGACTGGCGCAGACCTGTAGCGGGATTTCTGATCTGCAGGTGCCGCTGCGTGACTTGTGGAATCCGGCTACCTGCCCGGTCAGCTTCCTGCCTTATCTCGCCTGGGCGTTCTCTGTGGATCGCTGGGACGAAGGCTGGACAGAAAGCGTCAAGCGCCAGGTGGTGAAGGATGCTTTTTATATTCATCAGCATAAAGGGACCACCAGTGCCGTGCGGCGGGTGGTGGAGCCGTTCGGCTTTCTAATCCGCATTATTGAGTGGTGGCAGACCGGAGAGGCACCGGGCACGTTTCGTCTGGATATCGGCGTGCAGGACCAGGGCATCACTGAAGATACCTATCTGGAACTTGAGCGGCTGATAAGCGATGCCAAACCATGTAGCCGTCACATGATCGGCATGTCCATCAATCTGCAGACCAGCGGTCCGCATTGGGTGGGGGCCGCCAGCTATCTTGGCGAAGAAATCACGATCTATCCGTATATCAACGAAACAATTATTTCTGGCGGCACCGCGCATGAAGGCGGGGCGGTCCATGTTATTGACACAATGAGAGTGAATCCATGAGCACAAAATTTTATACCCTGCTGACGGATATTGGCGCGGCGAAACTTGCCAGCGCCGCCGCGCTCGGTGTGCCGCTAAAAATTACCCATATGGCGGTCGGCGATGGCGGCGGAGTATTGCCAACGCCAGACTCAAAGCAGACTGCACTGGTAAATGAGAAACGCCGGGCTGCGCTGAATATGCTCTATATCGACCCGCAGAACAGCAGCCAGATTATTGCCGAACAGGTGATCCCTGAAAACGAGGGCGGTTGGTGGATACGTGAAGTGGGCTTGTTTGATGAGTCCGGGGCATTAATTGCCGTGGGCAACTGCCCGGAAAGCTATAAGCCGCAACTGGCTGAAGGTAGCGGGCGCACTCAGACCGTGCGCATGGTGCTGATTACCAGCAGCACGGACAATATCACCCTGAAAATCGACCCTGCCGTAGTGCTGGCAACCCGCAAGTATGTGGATGACAAGGCACTGGAGCTGAAGGTGTACGCGGATGATCAGATGGCAAAACATCTTGCCGCACCGGACCCGCATTCACAGTATGCACCCAAAGAAAGTCCGACGTTTACCGGGACACCCAAAGCGCCAACGCCAGCCGCAGGGAATAACACCACGCAGATTGCGACCACCGCGTTTGTTCAGGCGGCTCTGACGGCTCTTATTAATGGTGCGCCAGCCACGTTGGACACGCTGAAAGAAATAGCCGCAGCCATTAACAATGATCCGAAATTCAGTACCACCATTAACAATGCGCTGGCACTGAAAGCGCCGCTGTCGAGTCCGGCACTCACCGGAACGCCAACCGCACCTACTGCGGCACAGTCGGTCAACAATACACAGATTGCCACCACGGCATTTGTGAAATCGGCGATTGCGGCAATGGTGGGTTCTGCACCTGCGGCACTGGATACACTGAACGAACTGGCGGCAGCGCTGGGGAATGACCCGAACTTTGCCACGACAATGCTTAATGCGCTGGCAGGTAAACAACCGCTGGACAATACGCTGACTAATTTGAGTGGAAAGGATGTAGCTGGTCTTCTCACATACCTTGGTTTGGGAGAAGGTTCGGCATTACCTGTTGGTGTACCTGTTCCATGGCCTTCAGCCATTCCGCCGACAGGCTGGCTGAAATGCAACGGTGCAGCTTTTTCTGCTGAAGAATACCCGGAACTGGCAAAGGCTTATCCGACAAATAAATTGCCTGATTTACGTGGTGAGTTTATTCGTGGCTGGGATGACGGGCGTGGAGCTGACAGTGGTCGGGGATTATTAAGCTTTCAAAAAGCCACTCTGGTTGAAAGTTTTGGTCTGGTCAGGTCACCAACCACTGGCTCTTATCGTCTGGTTACCAGACCGACAGAAACTGTTTCTGATAATACGTCTAACTATATGACGACTGATTATGATTCCCGTGAAGGTTTATATTCCTCTGCAACAGCATACCCCTCTATCGAATTGCCACCAACTGGAGCAGGCGCAGGGGCTGGTTTTAGGGTTCGACCAAGGAATATTGCATTTAACTATATTGTGAGGGCTGCATAATGGATAACGCCATATTAAATAGCGAGATTATCGCCACCAAAGCAGGGAATATTACCGTCTATAACTATGATGGTGAAACTCGAGAATATATTTCCACTTCAAATGAATATCTTGCTGTTGGCGTCGGTATCCCTGCATATTCCTGTTTAGATGCCCCTGGCACACATAAGGCGGGTTATGCTATCTGCCGTTCGATGGATTTAAACTCATGGGAATATGTGCCAGACCATCGCGGTGAAATCGTCTATAACACCGAAACGGGAGACGCAAAAGAAATCACAACTCCGGGTGATTACCCCGAAGAAACAACCACTATCGCCCCGTTAACGCCATACGATAAATGGGATGGTGAAAAATGGGTGACAGATACTGAGGCACAACACGGTGCCGCAGTAGACGCGGCAGAAGCACAGCGCCAGTCACTGATTGATGCAGCAATGGCTTCCATCAGTCTGATTCAACTGAAATTGCAGGCCGGACATAAACTGACGCAGGCAGAAACAACCAGACTTAACGCTGTGCTGGATTACATTGACGCGGTGACGGCAACAGATACCAGCACCGCGCCGGATGTCATCTGGCCTGAACTGCCGGAGGCGTAGGCCATTCAATATCTGGCGCACCGGAAGTATCGATCAGCTCCAGTGCGTCCAGATAATCCAGCCACAAATTATATTGCGCCAGTTCATCACCTTTCAGACGACCAATAGCGGCTTTGCCGGGCCATTGCTTACTGTTCATGTATTCGTTGGCCTGGTTAATTAGTAGCTGTCTTTCTGATTCAGTAATTTCAATAAGTTCTTCATGCGTGGGTGGAGGAATATCTGCCCACGCGGGCTGCCCATCACCTCCGGCAATACGGATTTTTCCTTGTGGCGGTTCAGCCATAAATTCACTGATAATATTTTGATTCACCTCTTTAGCATCTGATAAATCCCATCCCTCTGATTTATATTTATCAATCATATCCACAGGGAAAAAAGCATTATGCCTTGCGCTATAAACATATTCGTTCATATAAATCACCCTTAATAAAATTACTCACCAACAGCCCACCAACTGTAATTCATCGATACTGTGGAACTGGTTGATGCAGTTCTGTAAGCGGAATTAAAACCGGTTAATGTTGGACCTTCTGCGGTCATCACGAATCCCCGTCCAGCACCTAAAGGTGCACCACCATCACCAGAATGAGTAAGCATGGCGCAGTCCACTTTTTTAGGAAAAGGGATGCTGAATGTAATTCTCATTGTTTGCGTCGATAATGTCGGCGTAACCGCACCTCGACCATATTGCAGGATTTTACCGTTGGGTAATTTCATCCATCCATCACCACTGGCAAAAGAAGCCATATCCGGTATCTGATTTTCCCCTGTTCCCACATCCCGTTTTGCCGCTTCTCCCAAACCAAGGTATGTGAGAAGACCAGCTACATCCTTTCCACTCAAATTAGTCAGCGTATTGTC